TCAGATAGAGACCAAGCTAAAACATTTATATATGCTTTTCTGTTTGGAGCAGGTGCAAAAAAGATTGCACAAATAGTTGGCTCAAAAGATATGGCAGTTGGTAAACAACTTATAGATAAATTTTTATCTGAGTTACCACGACTAAAATCTTTTAGAAGTCAAGTAGAAGAAGCTGCTCAGTCAGGTAAAGTAAAAGGTTTAGATGGTAGACTATTTAATGTTAGGTCACCACATAAAGCAGTTAACACAATCATACAAGGTGCAGGTGCTATAGCTTGTAAAGTATGGTTACGTAACATGATTAAACATGTACGCACAAAAGGTTTGGATGTTAAACTTGTAGCTTCAATACATGACGAGTATCAGTTTGAAGTAAACAAGAATGACATACAAAGTATGGGAGAGATTGTGAAGTTGGCAATCAAAGAAACAACTGAACAACTCAACCTTAATTGTCCACTAGATGCAGAGTTTAAGACTGGCTCTAGCTGGGCAGATACACACTAATTAAAATTTATTTTTAATATGTGTTGACAAAGTATATTGTTATAGATTATAATTATATACTGAGATATTCGTAGTTAATACGAAAATATAATAACCTTAAAGAAGGAGTAAAAATATGCCAATATTAAATGGTAAAGCCTACTGGGCATCAGTTGTAACACCAAACACTACGTTTGATGAAGATGGTGTCTATTCTGTAGACATAGCAGTTGATTCTGATAATAAAAAATTAGCTGAAGCTGAAGGTCTATCTATTAAAAACAAAGGTGACGATAGAGGAGACTTTGTAACCATCAAAAGAAAAGCTAAAAGAAAAGATGGTAACCCTAACAAAGCACCTGATGTAATGGATGGTATGAAACGTCCACTTCAAAATACTTTAATTGGTAATGGTTCAGACGTAAATGTTTTATATAAAACTTACGAGTGGACTCATAAACCAACTGGTAGAAGTGGAAAGAGTGCTGACTTACAAGCTATTCAGGTTATAAACCTAGTTGCCTATGAAGGTGGTAGTTCAACTGCAAGTGAATTTGAAGAGATTCCTTCTGCATCTAATGTAGATACTTCAACTTCAGAGTTTGCAGAAGTACCTGCTTAACCTTAACTTTTAAAAGGAGATGGGGGTGTAGTTAATAACTCACCCCTATTTTTTTCTATGAAAAATATTGATACTTTAGTTGAAGATATGTACCAGACTATTACTGATGGCACACAACCTAGTGAAAAAGATATGGAGTTGTTTGCTGAAAGAGTAAAGGAAGGTGTGCTGTCATTATTTAACATACGTTCTGAGAATAATAAATTAAGAATGTCTCAGATTGGTAAGCCTGATAGACAGGTGTGGTATCAGTCAAGAGATATAACAAAAGAAAAGTTACCTGCATGGGCAAAAATAAAGTTTACTTATGGTCATATACTTGAAGAGTTACTTTTATTATTAGCTAAAACTGCAGGGCATGAAGTAAAGAATGAACAGAAAGAATTAAAAATTGAAGGGATATTAGGACATCAAGATTGCGAGATTGATGGTGTTGTTACTGATTGTAAATCAGCTAGTGCTTACTCATTTAAAAAGTTTTCTAATCGTTCCTTATTAAAGGATGACCCCTTTGGTTACATTGCACAGTTATCAGCTTATGCTGATGCACAGAATAAAAAAGGTGGTGCTTTTCTTGCTATTGATAAACAGAGTGGACGTATATGTTTAATGTCTGTCCACGATATGGAGATGATAAATGCGAAAGATAGGGTCTTACATCTTAAAAATGTTGTCGCAAGTGATACAGTTCCTAGCAAGTGTTATGACGATATTGCAGATGGTGTTAGTGGTAATCGTAAACTTGATGTTGGCTGTTCCTACTGTGCTTATAAAGTTAATTGTTGGAAGGATGCTAATGGTGGGACAGGACTTAGAAAATTTATCTATGCGAATGGACCAAGATACTTAACACAAGTTGCAAAAAAACCTGATGTAATTGAGGTAGAATTAAATGACATTGGTTAGTTTATTTGAATTACTTGCTGCAATTAGTGCAGTCGTTACTGTATGGGTGTATGGTAATAAAGATAACTATGCACCCTTATATGGTATGGTTTCAAATACAATATGGATTACATGGTCAGTACTAGCTGACAGTCATTATATGTTAATTATGTGTGTTGTTTTTTCATGCTTACATGTACGAAACTATTTTCATATGAGGAATATTAAATGAAGTTTAGAAGTGGTTCAGAAGAAAAGGTTTATAAATTTTTTAAAGATAAAAAGATTAAAGTTAAATATGAACCTAATAAATATAGTTATGAATGGTTTGAAAATAAAACTTATTGTCCTGACTTCTTATTACCTAATGGTTCTTATATAGAAGTTAAAGGTAGATTAACTATAGAGATGAGAAAGAAACATTTGTTTTTTAGAAAGTCTAATCCTAATATTATAATTAGATTTGCTTTTGATAATCCTAATAAGAAATTAAACAAAGGTGGCACTATGACTTATGCAGGATGGTGTAATAAACATAACTTTGAATACTGTAAAATAAGTGATGGTATTCCTAAACAATGGTACAATGCAACAACATGATAATTTTTTACGTACAGTTGAAAAGAATATTAGCATCTCAACAGATGCTGAAAGAACATTGTTCCTTGCAGTTATACTACAAGCATTACTTGATGCTACTCAAAAAGATACTCAAGACTTGGAAAGTCATAAGTATAAACGTGAAGCGATACTTTGGTTTACTACTAACAATGGTAAACGAAAGGAAGACTTTGAATACATATGCGACCTCGCAGAAATTGAACCTAATTATATGAGGAGAGTCGCTATGGAAATATTAACATCTAAAAGAACTAGCTTTGTGAGGAATCATATAAATGCTTTGTTGACTCACAAGGATAGTTATGATAGAATTAAACTTAAAAATAAAAAGGGGAAATAATTATGTTACCAACTGAATACCAAAACTATATTGCCATCTCTCGTTATGCGAGATGGATTGAAAAAGAAAACAGAAGAGAAACCTGGAGTGAAACTGTTGAACGATATGTTAGTTATATGCAAGGACGTTATGAGAAACTAACAAATAAAAAATTAGATAAGAAGGAAAGAGATAGATGGGTTGATGCTATCACTACATTAAAAGTTATGCCTTCAATGAGAGCCTTGATGACTGCAGGAGCTGCACTTGATAAAGATAATGTTGCAGGATTTAACTGCTCATATGTTGCTATTGACAATGTAAGAACCTTTGATGAAATTATGTACATACTTATGTGTGGTACTGGTGTAGGGTTTAGTGTTGAGAGACAATACGTTGATAAACTTCCTGAGATTGCAGAGAAGTTTCATACAACTGAAACAGTTATCAAAGTTAGAGATAGTAAAATAGGTTGGGCAAAATCTTACAGAGAACTTATTGCTATGCTTTATGCAGGACAAATACCTCAATTTGATGTGTCCCTTATTAGACCTGCAGGTGCTAAACTAAAAACATTTGGTGGACGTGCTAGTGGTCCTGACCCATTGAGAGATTTATTTAAATTTAGTATCGAGACATTTAGAAAAGCTAGTGGTAGAAAATTAAATAGTATTGAGTGTCATGATATTGTATGTAAGATTGCAGACGTAGTTGTTTGTGGTGGTGTAAGACGTTCAGCTTTAATTAGCTTGTCTAATCTTTCAGACATTAGAATGAGAGATGCAAAGACTGGTCAATGGTGGGACAATAATCCACAAAGAAGTTATGCTAATAACTCTGTAGCTTATACTGAGAAGCCTGACATAGGCACATTCATGAAGGAGTGGGTATCTCTTTATGATTCTAAATCAGGTGAGCGTGGTATCTTTAACAGAGTTGCATCACAAAAGATGGCAACACGTTCAGGTAGAAGAGAAGGTGACTTTGACTTTGGGACTAATCCATGTTCAGAAATAGTTTTACGAAATAAACAATTTTGTAATCTATCTGAAGTAGTTGTAAGACCTGATGATACTGAAGAAACTTTAAAAGAAAAGGTAGAGATAGCTACAATCTTTGGCACACTTCAGTCAACTCTATCAGACTTTAGATACTTAACTAAACAATGGAAAGATAACACTGAAGAAGAAAGATTATTAGGTGTATCATTAACTGGTATTATGGACCACGAAGTTCTATCAGGTAATATATTTAATGAACTAGTTTTAAAAGATATGTTAATTAATTTAAAAGAACATTCAATTAAAACAAATAAGAAGTGGGCAGAGATGCTAGGAGTTAATCAAGCTACTGCTATTACTTGTGTGAAACCTTCAGGAACTGTATCACAATTAGTTGATTCAGCTTCAGGTATTCACCCACGTTATTCACCTTACTATCTTAGAACTGTAAGAGCAGATAAGAAGGACCCATTGTGTGACATGATGTTAGACAAAGGTTTCTATGGTGAAGATGACGTGATGAAACCTAATGATACAAAAGTTATTTACTTTCCTATGAAGTCTCCAACCAGTTCAATTATGAGAGATGCTAAATCTGCCATTGAACAACTAGAGATATGGAAAACGTATCAACTGCATTGGTGTGAACATAAACCTTCAATTACAGTTTATGTAAAAGAAGAAGAATGGTTACAAGTAGGTGCATGGGTTTATGAAAACTTTGACGTGATGAGTGGTGTTTCATTCTTACCTCACTCTGAACACTCATATAAACAAGCACCTTATCAAGAGGTTGATAAGAATACATATGAAGAATGGTTAGCTAAGACTCCTAAGAATATTAATTGGATGGACTTAACTAACTATGAGAAAGAAGATACAACTAC